TGACTTGTATGACTTCAAATATTCAAACAATGTGAAAAACTATATGGATTCTGATCAGCTACATCTTTATAAGTACTTTTTTGAATTATTAAATCCCGGTAAGAAAATTAGAAACATGTATTTTCTGTTTGTCCCTAAAGTTGGTATTAAGCAGAAAAAAACTGAGGATTTACAACAGTTCAGAAAGAGAATTCAAGAAGAACTTGAAAAAACAGAACCGCAGCTTGTGCAGATTGAATATGACAAAGATAAGGTAATTGATTTCTTATTTGGAGTTAAGAAATCACTGGAAACAACAGAGTTTCCTAAGGAACAAAGTTATTTATGTAATTGGTGTGAATACCAAAGTTATTGTATTAAGGGGGAAGATTATATGAATTTACCAAGTGTAGAGAGAAGAAATATTACCGAAACAAAGAAAAGAAAGATGTGGATATATGGTCCTGCATTCTCAGGGAAAACCACGATGCTGGATGATGCACCTAACCCATTGAATCTGAATACAGATGGAAACATTGAGTTTGTGACAATGCCTTACATTTCTATTAAGGATGAAGTAACTGTCAATGGTCGTATGACTAACCGAAAGTATGCGTGGGAAGTATTTAAAGATACTATTGCGGAGCTTGAAAGGAAACAAAATGACTTCAAAACAATTATTATTGATTTACTTGAAGATACGAGGGAAATGTGCAGAGTGTTCAAATATGATGAAATGGGAATCCAGCACGAATCTGATTCAGGATATGGCAAAGGTTGGGACATTATTAAAACAGAATATCTTTCAACAATAAGAAGGTTTTTCAATTTGGATTATGAAAATCTGATTGTTATAAGTCATGAAGATGTTTCAAAGGACATAACCAAGAAAAACATTCAGGATGCAATTGCAAATAAGGTTGCAGGCATGGTGGATATTGTTGCAAGGGTAGTTGTTGAGGATGACGACAGTAGAACCCTTAATTTTAAATCAAATGAAGTTATCTTCGGTGGTGGAAGATTAAAGGGCATTACTAAAACTTCAATTCCTCTAAGCTGGGATGCTCTGATGGAAGTATATGAGGATGCTAATCAATCAGTGGACAAGCCTTCAGAAAAAACTTCTGAATCAAAGAGAAAAACAAGAAACACAAGTAAACCTTCAAAGGAAGATGAAAAGCCATCAGATGAAGAAAATATGAGTTCAAATGAAGATAAGAATGCAACCATTAACGAAAACACTACACCCATTACTGAAGATACAGAACCAGTAAATGAAGTTCATTCAACATCTGAAGAAGAAAAGACTAAGACAAGGACTAGACGTCGCAGATCTGAATAATTTTTTCAGACATTAGAATAAAAGTTTTTAGACGTGCTTAGACACATTGAAATATACAAAGTATAAATTAAATTTTTAAGTCAGTAGACTGGCAGAAAGAGAGGTCATAAATATGGCAAACGAAAAAAATATTTTTAGTAAATGGGATGATGCAGTTGATACAGAAGGTCTTGCGAAAGATGTAGAAGAAGCTGCTGCAAGTGGTAGTAGTGGAAATTTTAAAGAGGTTCCTCATGGTCAGTATGAAGTGGCTGTTCATCAGATGGAAGTAAAGGCATCTTCTAAAGGAGATCCTATGGTGAGCGTTTGGTTTAAAATCGTTTCGGATGGCGAATACAAAGGCAGCATGATTTTCTTCAATCAGGTGATAACACAAGGCTTTCAAATTCACATTGTCAATGAACTTTTAAGAGCAATGACTGCTGAATGCAAGATGGACATTGAATTTAAGTCTTACAGTCAATACAATGATTTACTTATGGATGTCTTTGAAGCAATTAATGACAACTTTGAATTTGCACTGAAGTATGGTAAAGGTAAAAAAGACTTTAATACATATGAGATTACAGATGTGTATGTTCTTGAATAGTTAAAGCTTATTGAAAGGGAACGATAGTGAATACTTACTTGTATCATGTGGGCGGTGTTCCATGCTTAGAGCATATCAATTTGATTCAGATAATCGTTCCCTTTCACAATATTAAAGAAAGGAAGGTAAATTGATGTTATTTTATGACTTTGAAGTATTCAAAGAAGATTGGCTAGTAGTAATAATCGATATGACGAAAAAATGCGAACACGTGATTGTCAATAATCCTTCAGAACTTGAACAACTCTATGACGAAAATATCAATGATATATGGGTAGGCTTTAATTCAAGACATTATGACCAGTACATATTTAAAGGTATTCTTTGTGGATTTAATCCAAAGAAAATCAATGATTACATCATTATAAGGCAACAACCCGGATGGAAATTTAGCAGTTTATTTAGGAATATTCCTTTAAATAATTATGATGTTATGAATAATGTTGACAGAGGGTTAAAGACTTTTGAAGGGTTTATGGGAAATAATATCAAAGAATCCAGTGTTTCTTTTGATATTGAACGTAAGTTAACTCCTGAAGAAATAGAAGAAACTATTGTATATTGCAGACATGATGTTGAACAAACCATTGAAGTATTTCTTCAAAGGATAGAAGATTTTAACGCTCATATGGGTCTTGTTAAGTTAGCAAATGGAGATTTATCACTTATTTCAAAGACTAAAGCACAATTAGCTGCACATATCTTGGAAGCTACAGCAATCACATAATGATGAATTTGAAATTGACTTTCCTAGTACTTTGAGGATTGAAAAATATACTCACGTATTGGACTGGTATAACAATCCTGAAAATAGATGCTACACAAGACATATTCAGGGGAAAGCTGGGGCAGAGAAAGTACAGCTAGAAACAATAATTGCTGGTGTACCACATCAGTTTGGATGGGGTGGAGTTCATGGGGCAATTGAAAAGTACCATGGAGAAGGTTATTTCTTAAATATGGATGTTGCAAGCTTATATCCATCATTAATGATTCAATATAATTTGCATAGTAGAAATATGAAGGATCCAAAGAAGTACGAAGAGATTTACCACACAAGGCTAAAGTATAAGGCTGAAAAGAATCCACTTCAAGCACCTTTAAAGCTGGTACTAAATACTACCTATGGAGTTATGAAAGACAAAAATAATGGCTTATATGACCCATTGCAGGCTAACCGGGTTTGTGTGTATGGGCAGCTGTTGCTGCTGGATTTAATTGAAAGACTGGAACCGTATTGTCAGATTATCCAATCTAATACAGATGGTATTTTAATTAAAATGAACCATTATGAAGATTATGATTTGATTGATGATATAGCTTATGAATGGGAAAAAAGAACTCATTTACAGCTTGAATTTGATGAATATACTAAAGTGTTTCAGAAGGATGTTAATAACTATATCGTTATTGCAGCAGATGGACACTATAAATCAAAAGGTGCTTATGTTAAAGAGTTGAACGATTTAGATTATGACCTTCCGATAATTAATAAAGCATTAGTTGATTATATGGTGCATAATGCTCCAGTGGAGCAGACTATTGTAAGTTGTGATGACTTAAAAGAGTTTCAATTAGTTTCTAAGATAAGCAACAAATATACTCATATCGTTCATGGTGATGAAATTATCAAAGAAAAATGCATTAGAATTTTTGCTTCAAAGAATGAATCAGATGCAGGAGTACAGAAAGTACATGCTAAAACAGGCAGACCTGCAAAAATATCAAATTCACCTGAACATTGTTTTATTTTTAATGATGAAGTTAATGGTGTAAAAGTTCCTGAAAAATTAGATAAACAGTGGTATATCAACCTTGCTAATAAGCGATTGAAAGGTTTTGGGGTGATATAACATGAAAATTTGTTATAAAGGCGGTGGTTAGCATTGTTCTTCAAAGGTTATGTTGCAACCAAAGATAAGAAGTGTATAGAAAAATTTAAAAATAGAACAGATTTCAAGAATTATGACCAAGTGAAGAACCTTTCAGAGTTTGCTGGAATCCTTGCTAATGATGCTATCTTAATTGATGTTGACGATCAGGAGCAGTCAGAAAAACTAATGGATATAGTTGAAGTTTTACAACTTAATTGCAGAGTTTATAAAACAACAAGAGGAAAACATTTTCTTTTTAAAAACAGCAAAATTGAAAAGTGCTTTACGAAATGCACACTTGCTTGCGGAATAACAGCGGATATTAAATCAGGATTTAAAAATTCATATTCAATTCTTAAATATGATGGAAAAGAGAGGTTCATTGAATGGGACATTGAAGAAGATGAAGAATATCAAGAAATTCCAAGATGGTTATTTCCAGTAAAATCACATATGGATTTTTTAGACATGGATGCTGGTGATGGGAGAAATCAAGCACTTTTTAACTACATATTAACCTTGCAATCAAGTGATTTTACGGTTGAAGAAGCCAGGGAAACCATTAAGATTATAAATCAATATATATTAAAAGAACCTCTTTCAGAAACGGAACTTGAAGTTGTATTGCGTGATGATGCTTTTTCAAAGCCAATTTTTTTTAAAGGTTCAACATTCCTGTTTGATAAGTTTGCGGTATTCCTGAAAAACAATCATCACATCATTAGAATCAATAACCAGCTACATTTATATAAAGAAGGAATTTATATACCTGGGCAAGCAGAAATTGAAGCGGTGATGATTCAGCACATTCCACAACTGAACAGAAGTCGGA